CACCGGAGTCGGCCCGCTCACCTGGACATTATCGTTGATTGGGGTCTTCTCGTCGTTATTCCCGGTACCAAGGATATTGGCCGATACCGCATCGAGGAGCGTCTGGGTCGGGATGCCGGCGGTACCCAGGACGATGACGTCGACCGTTCCCTGGCCGCGCGGATGCTGATCGAGGATCTTGACGCCGGCGACGCCGGTCACCTCCCTGGCCCATGCCTCATAGGCATATTTCGTACAGCCGGACAGCTTCTTCCACGCCAGCTCGTACCTGATGCGGAGGTTATCGTCGGTCTCCTCGTCGGCCCCTTCAGACAACAGCCAGTCGGCCCGATTTTCAACCGCGTCGACACCGGGAATGACCGTCACGATCTCGCAGATCTGTCCGGCGGTGGCATTGGCCCCCATGCCGGCATCCTCGGCGATCACCGGTATTGCGACCTCGGTGGCCCCATCCAGGAAGACGACCGCCTCCGTGGTGACATATCTATATATGGCGCCGGTGCCGTCCGGTTTGGTCCGGATCACGCGGCTCGCCGGAATGGCGATATTGCCGGCCGCAACGAGCCTGGTGAAATAGACAGTGCCGGTTGCCTTGGTTGCCATATTCCGCGTCACCCCCACCTGCTTGCAATGGAGATCCAGCCAGTAACCAGTGGCGGTATCCGGGAACGCCTGCTGCAGCACCAGGGCCAAGAACTGATAGAGCTGCCAGAGACCCCAGCACCAGAGTTCGATCATGCCGCGCACGATCCCCTTGTTCAGGTTGAGACGGATCGGCAGCCATCCCTTGGCATAGTATTCTTCCTGGACCGCTTCCAGGTTGCCGAACATTCCAGTGCGGATATCGTCGAGGCTCTTAGAGACCAGATCTTGGATTGACATCCTCTATCACCATCTCCTTTTTGCTGCTGTCCCAGGAAACAACCAGATTGAATGGATGATCCTCGTCGATGAACTCCCAAGTTGCAGTGGCCGTGAGCCCGGTCTCGTTCCAGGAAACCACCCGGCACGAAACGCTGTCGAGTACGACACGGGGATCCGCCTCGATCCGCTGGGCCACTTCCGCCTCAAATGCCGTACGTGCCGCGATGGTATTCTCCTCCAGAATCCATTCGTGCAGCAGAGAGCCGAACTCCGTGTCGTAAAAAAGCTCGCCCAGGGGAGTCCCCAGGCGAAGGCGGATGTCCTGGACGCCGGTGGCCACCCCTTCGACCATGGCCAGCTCGCCATTCGCTGCCACGACCGGCCGTCCGGAACCATCGATCTCGATGTCGCTGCCGTACAGATCGGCCATCACATCAACCCCGTCGGCAGACCGCTTTCGTTGTGGCCATGGCCGTTGTAGATCTCGCGATCGCCCTGCATGCTCCGGGTGTGATCGGTGATGTTGCCGGTGGCAATAATATTCCCGGAAACATGGACGTCACCCATGAGCTCGAACGTCCCTTCAGGAGTGATCAGAAAGTAGCAATTTGCTCCCTGTTGAATCAGGAAACCATTGACGATGCAGGTCGGGGCGTCCCCCCTGGGATTCCACCGGAAATTGGCAATGGCCGGATAGTCCGGATCTCCGTCGTAATAGAAAATGTCGCACAAAGTGCCTGTCGCCGGCGGGCAGATAACGCCGCGGTCCGG